GTCCATCTTTGACAGAAACCAAAGTCCTCACCAAAATAACGTTTAGTTTTAGGGTCATGAATGGTATCAAAAAAATTGTAAAAATTTTCTTTTTTAACCTCTTTTCCATTAATATTAGTAGGTTGATATATCTTTAATTCAGGGTAATGTTTTATCATGTCTTGTAATACTTTTCTTTTTATAAGCATACATCCTGTAGGAGCATGGGTTGCCTCTACAATACCTAAATTAGACTCTATATGATTTTGATTTTCTAGTTTAATTGGAAAAGTATATCCAGGTCTTTTTAGTTGATCTTTGTTTTGAGCTTTATCTTTCTCTTGAAATATTTTATCCCAATCTAAAGACTTCATTGGATAGGGACATGCAATAACATCTTTATCAGCTTTTAACATTGTCTCTATGGTTTGAAAATTAAAATCAATATCTGCATCTATAAATAATAAATGAGTATATCCATCTTCATGATTTAACATTTCAGCCACACATAAATTTCTACCTTGAGTAACTAAAGAAGATTGCATCAATGTAAAACTAACAAGAATATCTCGTAGTATACAATCTTGTTGAAACTTTAATACTGCTTGACAATAGTGCATAGATACATTGCCATGCACAGGTGTGCAAACCATTATTCTATGAGGTGATCTTTTTTTGTCAGATGATAGATCTATTACTTCTACACTTTTTTCTTTATTAAACCAGATAGGTTTATTTGGATTTTGCATCAATAACTCCTTTTAAAAAAGTTGTCCACTGCATAGCCACTTTGTTCCAATTATAATAAATATGCGCATACCTAGATTGTGAATCTAAATGATCATGTATCTGTTTTTGATCTAATGTGTGTGATGCTTGTTCAATACCAAAACCAAACTTTTGAGCAAGAGCTCTATGATTAGTGTCATAAGGTATGTACATTGGAAACTCTGCACCTGTTTCATATAAAGCACCAAAATCATCTACGATGCAATATAAACCTGCAGCCATACACTCTAATAAAGATATACAAAACGTTTCCTCAAAGATACTAGGATAAACATACATATGATAATTTTTAAGATTGTCTTTAATATATTGATTAGATTTGTATCCAATATAATTTACATTAGGTAATTTATCTGCTTGGTCATAAAGCTCTCTATAGTTATGATCATTTTTATCATAAAAGTCTTTTCCATAAACTTCAGTAGATGAATATACATCTAAACTAACTAAAGGATTTTTTACTAATTGCATTGCACCTAACAATACAGACAAACCACGCCAAGGTGTGTTTTGATGTATTATCTTTATGGGTTGACCTTTTTGATATGGTTTAGCCTGTTCTATTTTATCAATACCATTTTTAATAACTACAGATCTATTAGTAGGTATATTAAAATGATATCTAAACTTTTCATATGTCCAATGAGAATTAAAAACATACCAATCATATTTATTATGATTAGCTGGATTCTTAAACCATGGTGCTAGATTAGGTTGATCATAAGAATTTTTTTGCCAAAGTATATTTGGTTTAGTTGGATGCAAAGGTATTTTTTCAGGTACAGAAGTACAGATCTGCACTTGATCTAATAAATTTTTATCGACATGTTTTTCTAAATATTCAAACTGTAGCTCAGTTCCACCTTTAGGATTTTGATTTCTTATTTTCATTTACTATCCTTTCTATAATTTTATATGTAATAATTGATTCAGAAACAGCTGCATAATCTGGACTACAACATATAAAAATTTTATCAAATTTTTTTTCTTTTATATAATTTATATTGTGGTCAAAATAAAAAGATTTTAAATTTTGTAAAGAGTTAAGATGCACATGCACTGAATTAAAATTAGATATCCATGTATAATTTATTTTGTTTCTAAAAATATTTGATAAATGAGAAAGCCAATTGCCTTCATGTAATTTAGTTTTACTATTATCATCATATCTAAAATCATGATGATGATCTATATTAATTAAATTATATTCATCGTAACCATGAGTAATTAAAGGATAAATATCTCTGTGAGTTAAAGATAAAGTTATATCTTCATGTGTATAGAGTAAAGGTATTAAAAAACCAAGTAGTTCTTCTTGATGTTTTAAAGATAAAACCCAATCACAATCTATTGATAATATATTAAGTTTTGGTTTGTTTTGTATCATTTATTACTTTCTGAAACATTTCTAGACCTTTATTAGTAACCTGTACAGTGACGTCTTCAACAATATCAGGTCCTTCTTTCTTATCTTTAAAAACTTCTCCAGTCTTTGTATTTCTATACGTTGTTATAGTCGTACATTCTATTTTTGGTAAATTATCCGTTTTCATTCCTTCTATCTATTAAAGCATAACTTATCAGGCCCTGTATCGTATTACTGCCTGTAGCTGCCTGCACAGTTATAGCATCTCCTGCCTCTAAATTCAAGCTTTGAGGTGAGGCGTTTACTTGAGATTTAGCAGCCACCTCATCTCTAAAAAATTCATATTCTGTGCTTGAATCAGATGAATCAACAAAATTCATTTGTACTAAAACACCTGATGATGCATCATTGTTTGCACAATAGATACTTTTAATTATAATTGTCCCATCAGTGGGACAGGTAAGCACTGTGGTTTTACCTGTGCCGGATTGTTTAAAACCTTGGTTTTTATAAAATATACTCATGATAAAAAGTAGTTAAACGCATCCTGTTCATTTTTTAGATCTTGTTGAAAAGAAAAATTAAGTTGATTTTGTAACGTTGTTAAAGACTCTAGTATTTGTCTTTGATTTTCTACATCATATTCAGGTTTTGGATCAGGTATGTAGTTAGTTACTTTAGCCATTAGAAACTACCCATTTCATCTGAACCACCTGGTCCTGCAGATCCAGGTGAAGGAGCACCTCCTCCAGCAGATCCAATACCATCATCACGTCCACTAAAGTATTGTCCAGCGCCTTCATTAAATTTTCTTAAGTTTTCAATTCTTTGTTTATCAGCTCCTCTCATTGCAGCTTCTTCTCTAGCTTTTCTATCTCTTCGTCTTTGAAGATAATCTGCAAAACTAGTTGATTGACCAAAATCAGTAGCACGTAATCTTTGATTTAAACTTTTTATACCTTCTAAACCACCTAAAAATAAATTAGCTCCTGGCACAGCAAAACCTAAAATGGCTCTAAATAAATTTGCTATTCCTCCTCCAGTTTTAGTTTCTTCTACTTCATCTTGAGTATCATCATCAATATCTGTTTCTTTGGTTATACCTTCAAATCTTTTAAAATCTATAGGTGCTTGGGTCATGATACCTGTTTGAACATTTGTAGGAAATACACTTTGAAAAGATCTAGGTGGTACATTAAGTATACCAGGAGCAGTATTAAATTGATCAAAAAGTCTGCCTCCTACGTCAAAAGGTAAATTATTAGTTTGTTCTACAGGTACAATTTCAATTGTACCATCAGGTTTTACTATAGTTGTATATTCCATTATCTTCTTCCGTCCGGTTGTGCGTCTAATCTCAACGTACCATATCTCCAGCTTTCACCGGTAGAATCATTTTCTATTTTAATTGAGACTAGTCTTCCTCTAGCTCTAGTATCTACCTTATCAGTTGTTTGCGTAACTGTAAAGGGTCCAAGTGGTGAACTAACAGCTACATCATCAGGATAAGAACTTACAAATAAAGTTACCTTAGCATTGCCTGTTTGATACTTAAAATCTGGTATAAAACGTCTTACAGCCATAAAGAACTCACCATCTCCTCTATAATCTACTACACCCGTTGCTTGACCCAGAGCACTTCTTCTTGAAGTTATGTCCCAATCACCTGATCTAATAAATGCAGGTATGGCTGTTGTTCCAGAACTATTAACTTGATCTGTGCCCTCTTCATGTTCATAGTAAATACTAGCTCCATATTTATTTGTAATTCCTAATATATCAGGAAACACAGGTGTTAAAGTATCATCATAATCCGTAGCATAAGGAGCATCAAATACTCCTTGATCAACGTATGTTGTTCTATCTAAAGATGAAGTTGTCCATATATTTTCAGAATAATTATATGTTACGCATCTGTCTATTTGATCTGATCCATCTTTTGGATAAAACCAATTTACTTCTGTGTATAAATTATTAGCTCCAGAAAAAATTACATCTCTAGAATCGAAGTTTAAACCTAAATTATCTCCATCTGTAGTAAATACAAAGTCTTCCACTAATGATGGCAATGACTTTACTGTTCCGTCAAATGCGAAAAAACCACCTTCAGCTCCCATCCAAAATACTATTCCATTTACAAAGGTAGCTGCATGCTGACCTATGCAACCACAATTAGTTCCGACTTGTCTTACAGAAAAAGTAAATGGTGGACCAACAAACTGAATAACATAAGCTGCTAAATCAGTTATAACAAATACATAATCTTTACCTTGAAGAGCTGCTCTAATCTCATTACCGGTATCTAATCTAAATGTACCAGCGGTATTAGTCGCTGTTGGTGCATACGTGTTTAAATCTTCTTGGTTAGAAAATCTTACAAACATGGGATCTTGCGTGTCTGGTGATCCAATTGTGGTTTCTGTTCCAAAGTGAAATAAATGTCTATCTCTATCTGAAACTAATGTAAATCTAGTTGTGGTTGGATTATTTGTAGTTTGAAAATTACTTGTAGTTTTAGATGCTCTTTGAGCTCTAGGATTAGAGGCTCCAGCATTCCATGTAAAAGTTTCTCCATTAAATATAGTTGCAACTAATACTTGACCAAAATTATCAAGACTCCAGTTTCCTGGATCTAGAGTCACGTCACTTGTTGCTCTTGGTGTATTCCATGTAGATGCTCCCCATGTAGATGTACTCCAACCAAATCCGGTAGTTTGAATTGTAGGTCCAACTTCAACGTAAGGATTAACGGTTGCAGCGCCAGCTGCTGTCATACCCGTTCCTCCTTCATTTCTTACAGCTTGAACAGTAAATTTATCTACGGTTGCAACTGTTAAAATTTCATAAGTTTTTTCTAACTCACCTGAAGTAAAATCTGATGCACCTGTAACTGTTACTCCAGATAGAGTCACATATCTTCCTACGTCTAATCCATGTGATCCTTTATTAACTTGTAAAACATTTGACCCATTAACCGTTGTTAATGTGCATCCTGTAATAGCTGTATCTAAAGGAGTAATGTCAAAAAAATCATTACCATAATATAAAAAAAGACCTTGTGAAGTTCCAATGGCTGAATATTTTTCTCCAGCAAAGCTAGAAAACGTTAATTGTGCCCTTGCAGCCCCAGGTAATGTTTTCTGAGCTGAGGTTAATTGTAGCCAACCACCTATTTTTTCAGGTAATCCATATCTAAATCTTACAAAATCACCATCAGTCCATTGTCCCTCTGCCCCTGATTCTGTGTCTTGTTTGTTAAATCCTGCCTTGAATTTTAATTTTTGTAGCATATAGTGGGTTATACAATAGTTTTTTTAAGAATGAAAGATCGAAAATGATTAGCATATTAGACAAAAACTCTAAAATTAATGAGCATAAAAGCAGCCTCAATATTACTTATCCTAGAACCGTAAATATAATATTTGGTAATTATCCATACCCTGAAGTTCTTCATAACCTAATTGTAGAAATTAAAAACAATGTTAAGGAACACATGAATGGATATACAAATGTAAAGGGTGGAATGACAGAATGGGGTCATTTTGTAGATAATCCTCTTTTTAAAAATTTCTTTGCTCATTTAATTAATAAACATCAAATAACTCATGGAGATATATTTCAATTTTTTTATGAAAAATTTATATTACAGAACGTTTGGGGTAATGAAATTAAGAAGGGTGATAGTTTAGAATATCATACTCACCCGTGTTATCATGGTATATTTTATTTAACTAAAGGGTGTGATTTAATATTACCTGAATTAAATTTAAAAATATCCCCTGAACCAGGAGATTATTATATTTTTCCTCCTCATATTTTACATGGTTTTGAGCCTGTAAAAGAGGAAGAAACAAGATATAGTTTAATATTTAATATATTAGAAAATAAACAATTTGAATTTTCTAAAAAACTTAGGACACTAAATGAAAAGAACAGTTAATATAAATAATTTTATAGGGACTTATGATGGCCATATTACAGATCAAGAATGTAACAAAGCCATAGACATGTACGAACAACAAAATAAATTTAATAAAACATTAAATAGAATAGCTTTTGAAGGAGCTTCTATTACTAAAAAACAAGATCAACAATTTTTTGCTGCTAAAGATAACGTAGATGTTTGGTGGGAAAATTTAAAACCTATGATGTTAAATTTTGATCAAGCTTTACTTCATTACAAAAATGCAACTGGAGCTGGTGATGTTTTTCCAGATTTATTTTATACATCTTTAAAAATACAAAAAACTTTACCTACTGAGGGATATCATGTTTGGCATGTTGAACATGGAGCTGGTTTTGAAAATGAACCTAGAGCTTTAGTGTTTTCTATATATTTAAATGATGTTAAGGAAGGTGGAGAAACAGAATTTTTACATCAATCAGTAAGAGTTAAACCTAAAAAAGGTAGAATAGTTATTTGGCCTGCTGGTTTTCCTTATCTCCATAGAGGTAATCCACCATTATCAGGTGAGAAATATATTTTAACTTCTTGGATGCTGTTAAGATAATTAAGTTTTAATAATGTATATTAAAGCTAAATAAGGCTGTATTACAGATGTTGCATCTCCTGAAAAAGTTGCACTTAAATTATGATCGTGTCCCCCGCCACTTCCTGTGCTTCCAGTATTGGAAGGACTAAAACCAGGTCTAAAGGGAGATGCAAATTGCCCTTGACCTCGTGGATTAGATGTTGCGTTACCACCACCAGGGTGAGAGTGGGATGCAAGTTGCGCTGTGCTTAAAGTAGCATTAGCGGTAGTTCCACCAATATTTCCTGTTGTAGCAACGGTAGCCGCTCCGCCAGTAGAAGCTAAAGATTTGTTTGGAGATTTACTAACTGGAACTCTATCTTGTATGTCGGGTAACTCAAAAGTAGTAGCACCATCTCCCGCACCATAAGTTGTACCTATGACAGCAAATAAAGCAGCATAAGTTGATCGTGAAACGGTTGCACCATTGCACTCTAAGAAACCACTAGGTAATGATGATGCAGTCCAAGGGAGTATAGTAGCTGTAGGTATAAGCTCTAAACCTGTTATGTTTTGACCATCATAGTCATATCTAGTTGCTTCATAATTAGCCATATAATTTTCACCTTATTTATTAAGACGAATAAGAAGTTGGTCGAGCACCTAGTCTAGCAATTTTTTCAGATTCAGTTTCAGGAACAAACTCCCCCTCTTCATTCTCTGTACCAGAGTTATCATTGTCCCAATTAGCTTGTAGTTGTGCTAAATGTTCACTATCCCATTTGTCTATAAACGGTTGAAAATCAATTCCTGTGCTAGCAAAAGTAGAGTGAGGTGTAGTATCTCTATATTCTACTTCATCACTCGCTACAGCGTTTCCATAATGAATAGCCCAGATATTTGAAAAAGATGAATTTGACCAGAAAGAATCATCGTTAATGACATAAGCATTACCTGCTCCATCACCAACTTGTTTGATGATTTTTCTATCTTCCATTATTACTGTCCAATTTCCTATACTTGCCATATTTTTCTCCTACGTCTTAATTATATATATCACAGTTAAAAAAGGTTGCAATACAGAAGTCGCATCTCCTGAAAAAGTTGCACTTAAATTGTGTGAGTGTCCTCCACCACTTCCTGCGTTTCCAGTTCCAGCTGATGAAAAACCTGGTTGAATATTTTCGTTTAGCTGCCCTTGTCCTCTAGCACTGTTAGGCGCTGCATTACCACCTCCAGGGTGACTGTGAGATGCTAATTGTGGTGTTGATAAAGTTGCGTTAGCTGTAGAACCTGCGATGTTTCCGCTTGAAGCTACCGTGTTTGCTCCACCCGTAGATGCTAAAGCTTTGGTTCCAGATTTTCCAAGAGCTACGTTATCTTGTAAATCAGGTAGTTTAAAAGTAGTTGCACCATCTCCAGCTCCGTAAGTTGTTCCTATAACTGCAAATAATGCGGAGTAAGTTGATCTTGAAACTAAAGCACCATTACACTCTAAAAAACCTGATGGCACTGAAGAAGAAGACCACGGCACAATAGTTGCCGTTGGTATTCCTTCAATACCTGTAAGATTAGCACCATCAAAATCGTATTTAGTTGCTTCGTAGTTAGCCATGGATTATTTCTCCTTATAGGTCCAACCAGTAGTAGCGTCTCCAGAAAATACTAAGCAGAAAGCTGCGCCCTGTGTATTAACAACAAGATCAGCCGCTGCATTAACTATATTAGAACCGTTTCTTCCTACAGTTAGAGCGTTAGAATTAAAGTCATAACCTTGATCAACAAATGAAACTTCATCCCCTGTAGCAGGTGAGGCTGGAAGTGTAATTGTAACTCCTCCACCATTTGTATTTACTAAAAGTTGAGCTCCAGCTTGAACGGTTTCAGCTGCTGAAACTACTCTCCAGTTTCTTTGCTCAGATAATTTTACGATGTTAGTTCCATCAGAATATAATACATAATTATTTCCTTCAGCTAAAAGGACACCTGTACCTGATGATGTTTTAAAAGTTAAAGTGTTTCCTGCATGATCACATGCATTTTGTACGTGATAAACTTTTTCGATTGAATCTGGAATAGATACTGTTCTGTTGGCTGCTAAAGTTCCTGTTAATTTAATAACATCATTTTTACCATTTGATAAAGCACCATTAGTAAAAGTTAAAGATCTATTAGCATTAGTTAAGTTAAAAGTTGTAAAACCACCAATAGCTTGTTCTAAAATTAATAAGTTTGTATTTGTAATTTGACCCCAAGTTCCCGAGTTTTCACCGGTTGCTTGTACTG